ACCATCAAGTGTTTTCTCAGAGAGGTCGCCTTTTGCAAACATCATATCACCTTGCAATACACCTTTGATACCAAGTTTTGGAAGATATCGTAAAGCAACTTTAAGTTTTGCATTAAGACCTTCACCTGGATGGTTCTTGTCAATGTCTGCATCGGCATAATTCAACTTTGCATTTGCATTAAAGACACCTTTTGTACCAACAAAGAATTTACCATTGTCTGGATTAATACCACAAAAGATTGCAGGTGAACCATCCCACTTTGTTGTGGTATTTACTTTTGACGATGAATGACCTGCAAGCATATCTCTCAATGCCTGTAAGAAATTAATTGCATCACGACCACCTTGAACACCACGATTTAGAATTTCATCTTCAAGGTGTTCTAGGTGAAGGTTCGCACCTTCTTTTTTTGATTCTGTTAAGTATTGTGTGAAGTTCATTTTAGTATATTTTTAAATAGAAACAAGAATCAAATACATACTCTGCTTCTTTTACACCTAATGCTTGTGCTTCTTTGCCGTATATGTTTTTTCTTTTAGCAAGTTGGTCAGCACGAACACCGGCAGAAAATTTTTGTGATGCAGCTAAATCATACAGATTTTCTACAGTTACATCCCTTGTTAGTTTATTTGTTATAAATTCAATAGCAACACCAATCTCAGCAGCAATAGTCTTATTCAAAATACTTTTACCATCACTCTTCCCAAATGAACCTGAGCCATTCAATAGTTTATACATATTATCCAAATAAGGAGATAATTCTTTTGTTATCTTAGGATTATTTTTAAATTCTGATTGATAGTTGCTTGCACCCAACCATTTTTTATCACCGGCATTTGTATCAGGAAAAACTTCCACTAAATCTTCAAATTCTTCTCTAATTTTTTTTAGTTTTTTAATGCCAGAATCATCTGTATTAGCAATAATCCATTGATAGTTTTCTGTACCAATAGAACCGAATCTAGCACCAGCACCTGGAGCTTCAATTTCTAAACGGAAACCACCTGTATCAGTTTTACTTTTAATACGACCTTGTAGATAATTTTTCTCAACAATCTTTTTTGCTTTCTCATCATACAAATCAACCGCAAAATGAATTTTTACATCGAGATTGGTTGCACCAAGTTCAACTTTAACAAATCTTGCAGTTTTAGTGATGGTAGAACCAACAGCATTTTCCTCTGATATATGAACTTCACCACTTGGTGCTTTCAATGAAATTGGATACAAATCTTTTGATGTATAGAGTTTATATATCATACTATTCAAATCACCAACTGCGCCTGCTTGATACGGCGTTGGTGCATTTGCCATTTGCCTTGCTTTTTGTAACAATGGTTTAATTTTTGTCTTACCTTGCGAAGAAAATATCCACACATCACCTGGATTCCATTTATCTTTATCTACTGCGCTTCTGAAACCGTATTTTGTTTTTATTTTTTCCGCAAGAATCTCAAAAACTTCTTGCGAATTTATTTCCGAAGACATTTCATCTGCTCGCATTGCTTCATAATTTTTACCACTTGCTGGTTTAATTTCTTGCATAAACTTATTCATCTGTTTAACAAGCCTTTCATGCCATTTATTAACAACTAAAAATGGAATTGATAGATGCAACCTAGATAAAAATGCTTTATCGCTATTTTGTGTTTCAACATAACTCAACAATCCTTCTTTTTTACACCATGCATCCAAACTTCTCTTATCAGTAATTGTTTTCCAAACTTGTGGAGAATACTTAGATAGTTTATTTTCCATCGCTAAAGCAAAATAGTAACAGAAAAAGGCTTCAGATAATACTTCAACATCTTTGTTTGCAACCGTACCAGCGGATTCACCGCCTTCATCCTTTTTAGTTGGTTGGCCACCAAAATCAGGATCTTTAATTATATACTGTAATCCAACTGTGAATGTCTTTGTTTTACCGGGTAAAACAGCAACAAGTTCTTGTTTACTCTTGTCCCATTTTTTTCCAATAACTAATGTAGTATCACCCTTTGGGTCTGTTAACATAAATGGTGATTTTGCTTTAATTTTTAAATCAAAAATGCTGTTTCTAGGTTTGCCCTTAAAAGGACCAGATCCGGCAGTTTTTGCAATATCTGATGGTCTCATTATAACTCCGTTGTTTATTGAAGTATTTATGCTATCACAACTATCGTATTATGTCAAGCGAAAAATGAATCTAGCGTGTTCTTTTCTGTCTTTGGATACTCTGAATTTCCTTTACGAAACACCCATACCGGTTCAATAAACACATCTTTCAATTCTACGGCATTGGGTCTGGCCATCATACGCATACCTATCTTGCCAACATAAAAAGAGTCTTTAAATGATGCAAAGTGTTCAACCATGTCATCACACAGAGGAAGTCTTTTAGACCCCTTGGTGCGTGGTTCTATGATGTTTATCATCATGTATCCGTTCTGTTTGATTGTCTTCCAAACTGTCTCAGTTACCTTGAAGAAGAAATTATACTTCCATCCGTTGAATGAATCATATCTTGCCCACGATTGATTAGATGCCTTATCGGTATCTGTTGCATACTTTTCTGTTTCAAAGTATGGTGGTGATGTAAAATAGAAATCAAATGTATTCACATACAAATCCCAATTCACATCTTCAGAAGGCAGATTCCAAATCTTTACAGTCTTCTTACCGACACATTCAAAGTAATCTGTTTTCTCAATTAAAGTTGGTTCACCACCAAGAAGTCTTTCGTATGCGACACATTGTTTTTTGTATATTTCAAATACATCTGGATTAGGATCACAACCAACATACATCTTTGTGCATGGTGTGCCATAAAATCCTGCAAGTCTGTCACCCCAACCACATGAAGTATCTAATACATTTTCTGCCTTATGTTTTTCATATAAGGCCTTTGCAACAGATGGTCTGAATTGAGTTGCAGTATATGTGCCTAATCTAAATGCGGTACGAAATGTTGCCTCATTCAAATCACCATCTGCCATAATGCCTTCACGCCAGAAAGTCCAGTTCATTCTACTCAACTTGTCTTTGTCATTCCATATTTCTAATGGTGCAGATGATGAATTAGAACCACACTTCATTCGATTCATTTGTTGAAAATAATCACTTATGACATTGTAATGATTTGATTTATCAATCACACCCAATGGCATATCAGCGTATTTGTATTTGTATTCATATCTTTCTTCAACAACATCAAAATCTTTATATTGGTCTAAATGAGAACGAAAATAAAAATCTGTAAATCGACTATTCACTTCATGCAATTCACAATCATTTGTTGGAAAAGGAACTTTGTTTCTATGAATATACTCAGCCAAAGATTGACGAATTTCATCTTTATCAAAAGTTGTAATTAGTGATTGCCAATCTTTCGATTTGACATTTGGTATGCCACGACTATCACAATTTACAGAAAAGTAATTTATAATTTCTTCGTTAATCATACCTTCAAACCACCAAAGTCTTTTCTTCTTTCACGATTACCAAATGTGTTTATTGGTTTATCAGGAATGCCTGCATCAGCAATATCTTGTTGTGCAGATTCTTCAACATCATACAGTCTCATTTTTGAACGGTCAACACCAAGAACAAATCTCTTATATAAATTAGGATCACCATAACGATTCTTTAATTGTTTAACCAGAATTTGATTCAATGCTTCTAGTTCTTCGTTTGTTACAAGAGCAAACATAAAGTCAGCAGTTGCAGGCAGACCAAAAGATTCAGATGTATCTTCAAGACCAGGATCAGAATTACTGAAACCACTACGAGTTGTTTGTGTTGCAGAGACAACTGGTAATGCAAACTCAACGGCAAGACCACGGAGTTCTTCTGCAATTGCCTTGATGTATGAGTAACTGTTTACGTTTGCACCAGGTTTAATTCGTGCAGAACAACAAATGTTTAGATAGTCAATAAAGATAATGTCTGGTCTAAAGTTCTTCTTCAAAGCCAAATCATTTAACAATGCACGGAAATGTAATACAGATGCACCAGCAGTTGGATACTCTTTGATGATTAACTTACCTTGTGTCTTTGATTTGAGTGCAGAGAATTTTCTAAGATAATCTTCTTTACTGATTGTTCTTAATTCATCTAAATCAATATTCAATAAGTTGGCATCGATTCTCTCTGCAATCTTTTCTTCTGCCATTTCCATTGTGATATAGAGAACATTTTGACCTTGTGATAGATTACCTGCGGCCACATGACACATGAACAAAGACTTACCAACACCAGTGCCAGCAAGTGCAATGTTCAATGTCTTAATTGGAAGACCACCTTTTGTAATCTTGTTAAAGAGGTCGAGGTCAAAACGAATACGAGATTCTACTTTGTGATATGAATCATAACGAGAATCAAAGTCTTGTGTGTAATCGTGACCGATGTTGTTATCAAATGAAACACCAAGAGCATCACTTAGAAGTTGAGGTATCTCACCTTTAGTTCTTTTCTCATTCTTACTATCAAGAATAGAAACAGATTCCATAATGGCATTGTAGATGGCCTTGTCTTGGCAAAACTTTTCAGTTTGTTCAATCAACCATTGTGTTTCAGTCGGTTCATCTTTATCAGAATGAACTTTGTTTAGTAACTCAATTGCCTCTTGAACTTGAGGCTCAGTTAGATTTTTCTTCTCTGTGAAGTTGATTACGAGTGCCTCATGTGTCGGAGGATTCTTGTATTGATTTAAGAAATCAAATATTTCTTTGAATACAATCTTTTCTGCATTGTCTGAGAAATAATCTGGTCGAATGAATGGTAATACCTTACGGATATATTCTTCATTATAAATTAAGTTCTTTATGATTGTCTGTTCTAGTCTGTTCATTTGCCTGTGTTTCTAATATTATAGTAAGTACGTCACCCATGATTATATGCAAATCTTCATCATTTGTCAAGTCATCAATGTCATGTTCACCAGGATGAACAATGGTATATCCGAATTGCAATCTTGCAAATTCACCTTCTTCAACTACTCTTACCTTCTGATAGTGATATATTACTCCTTTATATTTGTCCATTAAGAGTTCTATACCAGTTACTTTGAGGTCCTTGAAGTCAAAGAAATGATAATCAACGCCTTCTTTAAGCATCTTCTGTTTCTTCCAGAACAGGAGTTTCTCCCATAATGTTTCCATATGCAATTTCATATTTGTGTTTAACAAACTCTTTAAACTTATCATCATTTAAAATTGACTCCATAAATTCAGGTGTTGATGTATCTGCAATTCGTTTCTTATCACCAATCTCACCAGTTGATTGGTCTACCTTTGCATACCAACCATTGGTTGGTTTAACCACATGGCCGGATTCAATTGCAAGGTCAAGTAAACCAGAATACTTACTAATACCACCATCAAAAGATACAGAAATAGGTATTTTAGATTTTTCTTTAACATAACGACTTTTCTCTACATTGATAATAAAATTGTAACCGACAATCTCGGTGCCATCTTTTTCTTGTTGACGGCCAATAATATAAATGTTGTCAGCAGAGTAATACGAACCTGTACCACCACCAACAATATCTTTTGGGAACATACCAATCTCTTTGTATGTGTGATTCACAACAACCATTGAAATGTCTTTGATGTTCAAGTGTGGTGTTACCAT